AACGACCTTGCGTATGACTCTTGTGTCTGGGATAGCGCGGTAGTCTTCCAAAGTTCTTCTGGCAACCGCGCAACATTCCGGAATTGCAAGGCCCCTGGCTTGCATTGCGGCACGGTGAAATCCGTCTATGCGGAGGCTTGTGATTTTGATTACTGGGCCTCTGGAGCACTGTATGGGCGCGGGCGTAGCCGGGTAGCGGTAGGGTGCCGGTTTGGTGACGTGATTGGCGCGTACGCTCCGCTTATAGCCGCTGGATCATTGCTGATTGTTGATGGGGTGGATGTTAGCTACGCCGATGGTGTCTTCACTCTAGTACGGGCAGATGCCGATCCGAACGCGTGGAATTTGATGCCCGGCATGGCCTTAAACTGGCAATCCAGTGCGGGCGGCTTTCTGAACGCCTTCACCCATGACCTGGGGACGTTCTATGTCACTCGCATCTATGATGATGCAACGAATATTTACGTAGAAACGACATCCCCACACGCGACGGTGCCCTCGTGGTCAAGCGGGAAAGTGCTGCCAGAGCGCTCTGGGAGCATCTCGTTCATCGAATGCTATGGCGGCGACAATACCCGCCGAATGACTGAAGCGACGCGAGCTGGCGAGCGAATTGGTGAGTACTTCAAGGATATATTCATTGGCAAATGGAGCATCGGCGGAAACTGGCGCGGTCGCGGGGGCATTCTTACACGGATAGTAGTCAATGTTCGTCAGGCTACGGCGGTAGGCGGGTCGAAGATTATATTCACTACCGGGACGTTCACTGCAGACGCGATTGATGATCCGGTGAATTTGGAAATGGATTTCGACCTCACTATTAAGGGGAAGCGGGATTTCACGTTGGACGCCCTGACTGGGAAAGTTGGAACCGATGACGTTCTGCTGGATAGCGTATCGCAAACGGAACTCCCGGCTAACCGCCTATGCTCTGGCTATACCATGGAGTGGTTCACGACCGTTAACCCGGCAGACCATGAGCCCAGCGAATTGCCCATCGTTGAGGTGGAGATGTATTTCGACGGTGGCTTATATCTACGTCCGCTAGTGGCATATGCGGGGTTCGATGGCTCGGCGATAGGGGCGGTTACAGGGACACCATACCCATGAAGATCGACCAAGAGGGCATCGAACTCATCGAGCGTTGGGAGGGCTTAGAGAATGAAGCCTACCCCGATCCTGCTACTGGCGGCGACCCTTGGACTATTGGCATTGGGCATACTAGTGCCGCCGGTGACCCAGATGTGTTCCCAGGGATGTATATAACCGACGAGGAAGCTCATGCAATATTCGCGCGCGACGTGGGCCAGTATGAAGCGGCAGTTCAAAAAGGCTGTCCGGGACCCACAACCCAGCACCAATTCAACGCAATGGTCTCTCTGTGCTACAATATTGGACCGGGTAATTTTGACGGGTCCAGCGTCCAAAAGTATCATAACGAGCAAAACTATCCTCAGGCCGCAGAGTCTTTCCTCCTCTGGAACAAGGCCAACGGACAGGTGATGCAGGGTCTCGTCAACCGCAGGGAAGACGAGAAGAAGCACTACGAGATGGAAGACACTGTAGTGGAGGAAGTACCAGAGAGTGGAGTATCACCTGAGGAAGGTGAGCATCCCCCTGCTGAGCAGTGGGTTCCCAGCTTTGAATACATGATCGAGACAATGGACGGTGAAGTACTACAGGGCACAGCAAGGTCGGTGAAGGTGTGGGTGTGAGTGGCCGAGTTCGACACAGTCAAGGGAGCCTTCCTGCTGATCGCGATGATCATCGGCACGATGATGATACTTCTTCTGTTGGGTATGAGTACTTGCACCTACCTCGCTGTGACCGGTCGTGCAATGCCAGTGTGTTCGGATTTAAAGGACTTTGGGAAAGAAATGTTAACGATGGCTTTTACAGCGGCCGTTGCTTTTGCCGGTGGGCGTATGAGCGCGCCATACGTTCCTCCTCCGCCGAAGCTGCCTGACAAGGAAGTAAAGAAATGAGCTTCACTTCGACGACGAATTATGCACTGCAGAAGCCAGCAGTCGGCACCGAGATCGATGCCTGGGGCGATGACATCAACACCAACTTCGATCTCATAGACACGCGCATGAAGCTCAACGCCGACGCTGCTGCGGCTGCATCTACCCTGGCAGGCACCAAGGCAGCAGCAGTCCACACGCATGTAACGGCCGATGTGACTGGGCTCGATGCTGCACTGGCTGGCAAAGCAGCATCGGTGCACACCCATGTAACAGGTGATGTAACAGGGCTCGATACGGCTCTGGCTGGCAAGGCCCTGACAGTTCACAGCCATACGATTGGCGATGTGACAGGCCTCCAGACAGCGCTTACTGATGCCACAACAAAAGAAGTACAGAGCCCGCAGTCAGGAAACTACACATTGGTTCTGACAGATGCTGGCAAGATGGTGACGTTTTCCGCTGCCGCTGTAGTGACGGTACCAACCACCATCTTCTCGGCTGGGCATCGTGTTGACTTCATCAACCTCAGCGCAGGCGTGGTGTCATTTACTGGTGGTACTTTGCGGTCGTTTCCGTCAGGGGCCAACAAGCTGGCTGGACAGTACGCAGGCGCCACGATCTGGTTCATCTCGGCAAGCGAGTACGTATTGGTAGGAAATGTGATCGTCTGATGTACACGACGCTTGGCATGTTTAAGGCTTCCACCTCCCTTGCGGCGGCCTATCCGACATTTGTCTCGCGTTCGCATAGCGAGGGCAACTCAGGCACGTCAAGAACCGTAACTCTGCCAGGTAGCATTGTCGCTGGTCAGCGTATTGTGCTGGTCATCAGCATAGCGTCCGGGTCGATCACCGTGCCGCCTTCTGGCTACACTCAGGTCACATTGCCATCAACCCAGACCGTATACCACAAGCTCGCCGCTGGCAGCGATGCTTCAACAAGCTTCACCATCAGCTCAGCTTCTATCTACTCTAACCATCTTGCTTTGGTGTTTGATGGTGCCACGCAAGTTGCGGCTTCCTCAAATGCCGTTGCCTCTACAGCGAATGGCAATTCACCGTCCCTGACAGTGCCGTGGGGAGCTTCAAGCAATCTATTTATGTCGGTGATTGCCATGATGGCTGGGGGCAGTACAGCCAGTGCCTATCCGACTAACTGTCCGCTATATCGATTTAATGATTCTGTCTCTGACAGTTTGTCTGACATGTATCATGCTGGCGCAGAGAGTCTTTTGGCTACTTTTGATCCTGATGCTTTCACCACGAATGCCAATAGTCACAAGGCGTTTACACTGGGGTTGGCGGCATGAGCGGTCAGAACGTCTCAATCCTTGAACTGCCGCCTGGGATTTTTCAGGACAGCACACAATACGCTGCGGGAAAGAAATGGTACTCGGCTAATCAGGTGCGTTGGGTCAACAATGTCATGATTCCGGTTGGTGGCTGGAAGCGACTGCTGGACTTTTCAGGCATTGCCGCGACGCCGGTTCGCAAGCTGTTTACATGGCGTGATGACCTGAAAGCCCCGTGGCTGGCGGCTGGTTCAGAGGGGAAACTTATTGGGGTTTCCTACATCGATGGCGAGTTTACGCAATATGACATTACGCCTGCTTCTCTGGCTTGGAACCCTGGCGGAGTGGTTGGCTTTGGTCGCCGTGGTTTTGGCACTGGTCCTTTTGGTATTGATGGCGGTGGTACTGCGGTAGTCCCTGACACGACAGCATTGTGGTCGATGGACAACTTCGGCAGGCTCCTCGTTGCTGTGCACTCACAGGATGGTCGACTGTTCTCCTGGGACCCGCTAACCCCATCTACTGACGCAGTAGCGGTTACTGGTGCTCCTATCGACAGCACCCTGGTGGTCTCCACTGAGGAAGAACATGTCATGCTGCTGGGTGGCAGGAACAATCCCCGCAGAGTGCAGTGGTGTTCGCGCCGTGAGATCGGAACATGGGTTGCTGCCGAGGATAACTCTGCTGGCGGCTTCGATCTTAAGTCTAATGGCGCAATTGTATCTGCATGTAAGGTCCAGTCAGGTATTCTCGTCCTGACGGATACGGACGTACATCTCATCGAGTATGTCGGTCCACCCAACTACTATGGCCGCCGCAAGATTTCGGATGAGGGCGGTATCATCGGTCTCAACGCCGTTGCCTCTGTCAAGGGCGACGCCATTTGGATGGACCATGCCAATCTCTTCGTCTACTCGGGCGGCGCCATCAACATGCTGCCCTGTAGTTTGCACACAGAGCTTTTTTATAATTCTAATTTGCAGGCCGCCCAGGCTCACACAGTTCACATGGGCATCAATGAGTTTTCCCAGGAATTGTGGATATTCTATCCAAACCGGGAAAGCTCATCGCCTGATCGCTATGTAGCAATGTCCTATTCAAAAGATACTTACTGGACACAAGGCCAGATGGAGCGCACGGCCTGGGCCAATCCAGTGTGGCAGGCGCGGCCTATCGCTTGCAATGATCGGATACTCTACGAACAGGAATCAGGCTCGCTGGCGGATGGTGAGAGCCGCAGCCAGGACATCTATGCCGAGACGGGCGCCCTTGAGCTGTCTACCGAGGATGATCCTGACGGCGGCCGTGTCATGAGAATAGACCGCATCTATCAGGATGCTGGCATCGAGGGGCCGGGCTTCAGCGTCGGTGATCCTGACGCCTTTACCCTGACCTTCAAGCTGCAGCAGGCTCCCGGCGCCCCGGAGCGGCTCGTAGGCCCCATCAGCCTTGGCAATCCCAAGGGCTTCACCACGGTCAGGATGCGAGCCCGGCAAGCCATTGTCCGGGTCAGTCAGAACAAGGACGTGGTCTGGAAGCTCGGCAAATTGCGAATGCGGATGAAGCCGGGAGGCATGCGATGACCACTGTCACGCCGCTGGCCCGTGAGACGTATGAACGCCGCGAGGAGCAGATCTTCCGTGACTGGGCGCGGCGCAACCTGATGCAGGTGGAAGCCTCCGTCTATAACGCGGCAACCGCCGCCCAGGCCATCACCGACATCTGGGCCTTCGGGAACTTGCCCGAATACGCCGATGACACGGCGGCCGGTGTGGGTGGGCTCACACAGGGACAATTCTACCGGACGGCCACAGGCGTCCTGATGGTCAAGCTATGAAGGAGATGGGCAATGGCTAAGGGTGGTGGAGGCGAAGGCCACTATGACGAGCGGCGCAGGGCAGCAGGCAAGGCTGACTCTCCCGAGGTGCTGGCGGCTATCAGCAAGCCGAAAAAGGCCGTGACGAAAAAGGCCCCGGCAGTTGTCGTCAAGAAAAAGAAGGCCCCGGTGCCACGGGAGAAGCCGGTGTCGGCTGTTCCCAAGCCACGGCCAGCGCCCATACGCCCCCAGACGACCGGCTTCGTCAGCCCGTCC